ATCCGGGGCATTCGTTGGACGTGTCTTGTCCGTGCGGGCCGTGGTGCCGAACCGACGTTGACGAGGGTGTGCAGTCGGTGCGGCATGTGGAGCTTGCGGGTCCGTGGAGGACAGCAGAGTGAGGGGCCATCCGGCAGGGGTCGGCCATATACCGCGCTGTACAGAGGAGGAAGCGTGAGCGACGTGTTAGAGCTGCCGAAGCGCAGCGTCAGCCAGGTCAAGGAGTACCTGAGCTGCCCCCAGGCGTACAAGCTGAATCGGATCGACAAGGTGTGGTCGAGGCCGGCGGCCTGGTTCCCGCAGGGGACGGCGTTCCACGCCGTCGCCGAGCTGTACGAAGTATGGCTCAGCTACGGGCAGCCCTTGACACTCATCGAGGCTCAGGACGCGTTCCGACACTTCTACGCCCGGGATGTTCAGCTCATCGCTGATGAGACTCCGAACTTCGACTGGTGGTTCTGGAGCGGGCCGTACAACGGCGAGCGAGACTTGGAGCGCCGCTACGCCATCGGTCTGGAGCAGGTCGAGAAGTTCGTCGCGTGGCGCGAGACCGTCGGCCAGGAGATCTGGGTGACCCCGGACGGGACACCGGCTGTCGAGCTGTACTTCGAGATCATCCTCGACGGAGTCTTGGTTCGCGGGTACATCGACGCCGTCGTCGTTGTCGACGGTCGGCTAAGGGTCCGTGACTACAAGACGGGGAACGCTCCCGGCGACGACTTCCAGCTCGCGGTGTATGCGCTGGCGCTGAAGAAGATGTTCGGCGTCGAGGTCACCGACGGCGACTACTTCATGGTCGGCAAGAAAGGCAAGGCACCGTCGTTTATCTACTTCGACCTGGACGACTGGGACGAGGAGAAAATTACCAAGGTCTTCCGCGACGTCGAGCTGGAGATTCAGGCGGGCAGGTTCGATCCTGACCCGGACCCGGACAAGTGCAGGTTCTGTGGCGTAAGTCACTCCTGTTCTTTTTATCAATAGCCCTTTACACCCATCAGGGGACGCCTACTTATATATTGCACCCCTCAGAGAGGAACCGAATTGATCGCTACGACTTTTGATATCGACAACCCACGTAACTGGGATCCAGATCATCCGTCGCTGAAGTCACCGCTCGCGCCGCACGAGACGGCGGCGGTGCTCCGGTTCCACAGAACCGGCAGACCAGGTGCCGAGATCAGGAAGCTCCTCAAGCTCAAAACGCTGGCGCTGATGACCATGATGCGGGAAGCGATGGAGCAGGAGAGCAAGGCGTTTGAGGATGATCGCCCGATCCACGACGGTCTGATCAGGGGGAAGTGATGGCGGACAACCTGAGAGAGGGGATCGCAGACATCCTGGAGGGCTTCTGGGAGAAGGGATCTGACGGAGGCTCCATCGAAGGGACCATCCAGAAGATCATGGACGCCGTCGGACAGGCTTATGGACCACCATTCTGAAACTGAGACGAGGACATGTACACACCACGACAATCGCTGTACATACGTGGAGCCGCCGGTGACCCACTGCCGATGCCGTGGAAAGCGTTGGAGAACAAAGGAACCGTCTTCAGGCGGGGGCAACTCGTTCTTACGTGCGCTGGCCCAGGCACTGGCAAGTCGGCGTTCGTCCTAGCGTACGCGCTGAAGTCGAGGGTGCCGTGCCTGTACTTCTCGGCTGACTCAGACGCGTTCACGCAGCTGAGCCGGTCGGTCAGCGTCCTGAGCGGATGGTCGCTGGCCAGGTCGACACAGGCGGTACGCAGCGAAGACATCGGCGAGGTCGCAGCCGAGCTGGACGAGATTCCGATCCGGTTCAACTACAGCGCATCTCCGAGCCTCGATGAGATCGAGAACGCTCTGATGGCGTACAACGCGCTGTACGAGGACTACCCAGCGCTGATCGTCATCGACAACATCACCAACGTCAGAACCGACGGTGACGGCGACGATCCGTTCGCTGGGCTGGAGAGCCTGATGGACTATCTCCACGAGATGGCCAGAGGTACCGATGCCTGCGTCATGGGACTACACCACGTCACCGGGCCACACAACGACGGCGACAAGCCGATCCCGTTGAGCGGCATCAAAGGCCAGATCGGGCGTGTCCCGGAGATGGTGCTGACGCTTCACCGGGTGTCGGACGGCTTCGGACCGGACCGACTCAACGTCTCGACGGTCAAAAACCGTGGAGGTAAGTCCGACGCGAGCGGACAAGACTTCGCCTCGCTGCAGTTCGATGGCGAGACGATGCAGATCACAGACTTCGGTCTGTAACAGAAAGGGGAGCTATGAAGAAGCTAATCGCCGCATCAGTGCTGGCCGCCGGCCTGGCGCTCGGCCTGACGGCTTGTGGGGAGACCGACGCTACGGTCGGTTCTCGCAACCTCGCTACCGCCGCTGAGCAGTTCAGGATTCCACGACACATCGCAGGTATCAACGGGATCACCAACGAGATGCTGTTCGAGATGGTTGGCTACTGCTCCATCGAGGACCAGGGTCAACAGCTCGAAGCTGTCTGCAAAGACGAAAACGGTGCTCTGCGGAAGACGATCATGGGCAAGAGCGACAACACGACCTACGTCGTCCGCGACCTGGAGCCATCGCAGGTGAGCGTCAAGCACATCCTGCACGTCTTCAAGCCCGAGACCCTCATCCCGAACTTCACCCGCTAGGAAGGAATCACATGCACATCACCGCTACCGACATCCTCGAAGACGTCATCGAGCTGGCGAAGGAGGATCCGTACCGGGTAGCCGACTGCAAGTACTTCGATGAGTACGACGGCTCGCCGTGTTGCATCGTCGGCCACGCTCTCGCTAGGCGAGGCATCAGCGCCAATACCCTGAGAAGTCTCGGCGATTTCGAAACACTGAACATGTACACCTGCGCCGGTCCCAGCTTCGAGAGCGACGGCATCCTTCAGATCCTGGGTATCGAGGTCGATGACGAGTACGCCCGCGAAATGCTGGAGACGATCCAGATTCAGCAGGACACCGGCTTGCCCTGGGGCAAGGCAGTCGAATACGCGAAGAAGACTGTCCTCACCAATAGCAACGGCTGACCCAGACTTTACACCCATCCAGAAGGAACTGAAAGGAACCAATGAGCACTCCGAACGCTATGCCGAAGAAGGTCAACCAGATTCACCAGAAGGTGCTGTCGGCCCTGACCGAGACCAAGACGGTCAAGACCAAGACGAAGCGCATCGAGAACGGTGAGGAGTTCGAGACGAGCCGTGAGGCTCAGATCCTCCGGTTCCCGTTGGCCGGCAACGTCTCCGAGGAGAACGTCAAGCGTCTGATCGGTGAGGTGGTCTGATGAACATGCTGGAGTACCAGCTTCGTACCGCTGATACGGCGATCTACCCAGGCGTGGGGGATCGGACCTCGATTGAAGGTCTTAGCTACGTGACGATGGGCCTGGTCGGTGAGGCCGGAGAGATCGCCAACAAGGTCAAGAAGATCATCCGCGACGGCGGCAGCCGTATCTCCATCGATGACAAGCAGCGGATCGCAGCCGAGCTTGGTGATGTGCTTTGGTACCTCGCCGCTTCGGCGAGCCAGATCGGCTACTCGCTGGCTGAGATCGCCACCTACAACCTCCAGAAGCTGGAGGACCGCAAGGAGCGCGGTGTGCTGCAAGGGTCGGGCGATGATCGATGACAGCCGATGGTGGCCCGGCACTCGCAATCGCATGCTTCTCAGATCAGTGAGGTGGGCAGCTGTGGGGTACGTGACAGCAGCGGTTGTGGCCTACGGATTCCTTTCGTGGCTCTGCCTGGTGATGGATAGGGAAGAGCTTGAGCGCGAAGCCGAAGCGGATACCGGGGTATCGGGTGCAGGACCGAAAACACAGGCGTAAGCCGTGTAAGGACTGCATCGCCCAGGGGTTGCCGCCGAACCGTGTCGCCAAGTACCCCGGACCACGGTGCGCTACGCACCACCGGGAGTTCAAGGCGGCCCGGAAGTCGGTCAGCTGGGAGCAGCGCATCAAAGCGCTGTACGACCTCACCGCCGAAGAGTACTGGGAGATCTACGATTTCCAGGGTGGCTGCTGCTACATCTGCCGGAGATCCAACGGCAAGAAGAAGCGGTTGTCCGTCGACCACGATCACCAGACAGGCTTCGTACGAGGGTTGCTTTGCACGATGTGCAACAAATACATCCTGGGCTGGTCGCGAGACAACCCGGATATGTTGCAGCGAGCTATCGACTACCTGTGGCACCCGCCGGCGGTCGACGTCATCGGGGAGCGGGTAGCGCCTATCGAAGCGGAGAAAGTCGAGATGCGAACTTGACGCACATCCAAACGGAAGGGGGAAGTTGATGTTCTACCACGTCACCGCTGTCGTCTGGTCTGACGACGATGAGGATGAGACGGCGGACAAGATTGAGTCGCTGTTGTTCGGTCGGTTTGACGACGTTCCCTTCGTCGAAATCGAGCTGTTGCGGCGATAATGACTGACTCGCACATCGCCAAGGTCATTCTCCGGTACTACCCCGAATGGGAGCCGCCGGCTGACACACGCGAATGGAATCCGTGTCTCTGCCCATTCCACGGCGAGTCAAACCCTTCAGCCGCAGTCAGTTACGACTACCAGGCGTTCAAGTGCATGGCCTGCGGGGTTAAAGGTGACGCGATCTCGCTCATCCGACACGAAGAGGAGGTGACATTTGCAGAAGCTGTCAAAATCGCAGAGGGAGTATCTGTGGGAAGCGACGTCCCGGTACAGACTAAGTCTGCCCGGAAGCCGGGCCGAAGAGTATTTGGTGGGGCGAGGGCTGGATCTGGAAGCGGCCAAACCGTTCGGTCTGGGATACGTGGACGATCCGTTCCCTGGACATGACCAGTACCAGGGTTGCTTGGCGATCCCGTACATGCGGTGGTCTCCGTGGAGGGGATGGTCGGTCGCCTCCATCCGGTTCCGGCGACTGGACGGCGGAAAACCGAAGTACATGACCGTCGCCAACGACAGTCCGCGGTTGTATAACACGGTCTCTCTGACCAGGTACTCCAAGGATATGGCGATCTGTGAAGGTGAGATCGATACGGTCACAGCGGAACTGAGCGGAGTTCCTGCTGTCGGACTATCGGGGGCCTCGATGTGGCGTCCGTTCTACCGGGAGCTGTTTCTCGGCTACCGGACGGTGAACATCCTCGCTGACGGCGATGACGCCGGTATGGAGTTCGCTAAGTCGGTGGCGCGTTCGCTGCCGAACGCTCGGATCATCCCCATGCCCGATGGGGAGGATGTCAACTCGCTGGTTAGCAAGCAGGGCAAATCAGCTCTGCTGGAAAGGATCAGGTAATGGATATTGAAGACCGTACCAAGTGCCGCATCGTCGCACCGGTCACGCTGAACGGACAGCTGGCTGGACCGGACATCGAGGACAACTACCTCGCTTTCGTGGAGGGCGACGAGGTCTACATCGTGCAGGACTACGAGAACGGCACCGTCGAGGTCGTCGGCATCGCGCCGTGGGGTCGTCCGATTGAGCAGACGATGGACCTCGCCTCGCTGGTCCCGGTCGAGGGGGATTAGTGAGGACGTTGTTCGCTCCAGTCACGGTCTACTCAAAGCCGAACTGCCCGCCTTGCAAGAAGGTCAAGGACATTCTCGACAAGGCTGGTATCGCGTACGACGACGTTGACGTGACGACCAACGACGAGGCGTACAGCTACGTCACGGGCGCGTTGAAGGCCAACGCTGTCCCGGTCATCGTCACCGACACTCACGATCCGATCATCGGCCTGAAACTCGACCGGCTTCAGGAATTGGTCGACTACTACACCGCATCTGAGACAGGAGTCTGATGGGTATCCCGAAGGTATTCAAGAAGTTCTTCGCTCCGAAGAAACTTGACTCTCATCCGGAGAAGATCGAGTTCCTCTCGTACGAAGCTCTGATGACCGGGCCGTGGAAGAACGTCCTCGGCGACGTCGTCGAGCTGGTCGACCCTTTCTTCACGGACATCCTCGTGACGCACGAGGGCGACACCCTCCCCACACGGATCTCGGACATCTCCGAGATCTACGAGGAGTTCACCTATTTCGGCCCGTACATCCCCGTACCCCCCAAGGAGTCTGAATGACTGACATGGTCAACCACCCTCCGCACTACAAATCCGGTGGCCTTGAGGCCATCGACGTGCTGGAGGCGTTCTTTCCCGACGACCCGCTGGGTTGGCAGGTCGGCAAGTACATCCTCCGCTACCGGAAGAAGAACGGCCTGGAGGATCTGAAGAAAGCCCAGTGGTACCTGAACCGGCTCATCGACAAGTTCGAGGGTGACGCGGTGCCTATGAACGAACGAGCGGTGCCTACGGACGAACTCGTCTGGACGGACTTCGCCGACGTTCCTCCGGGGACTCTGGTGTCGTGCGACAACGACATTCTGTGGCTCCTCCGCACCAAGGACGGTCTCGGCTGGTGGGTTACAAATGACTTGCTAGAGGACGAGATCGCAGCTCTCAAAGACCAGCGGGATGGTTGGGGAATCACCCCCGAACTCAACGAGGCAGGCCCGTTCCGGTTCAAGGCGCATGTCTGAGCGCGTCGTAGTGCTCTCCGACACCCAGATGCCGTTCGATGACCGCAAGGCTCTTCGTGCGGTCATCCGGTTCATCGGGGAGTACCAGCCCACCAGGGTCATCCATATCGGTGACCTGATGGATTACCCGACGCCGTCGAGGTGGACGAAGGGGACCGCCGAGGAGTTCAGCCAGCAGGTCGGTCCTCACTCCGAGGAATGCAAGCGCCGGTTCCTGGCCCCTCTTCGCCACGTCTACGACGGTCCCGTCGGGATTCACGAGGGCAACCACGACGAGCGCCCACGGGTGTACCTCGGGAAGTACGCTCCGGCCCTTGTCGAGTTCGAGGATCAGTTCCATTTCCGGACACTCCTCGACTTCGACGGGTTCGGGGTAGAGGTTCTCCCGGAGTTCCACCAGCTCGCTCCTGGGTGGGTGACCACCCACGGCCACCGTGGCGGTATTCGGGTGACGCAGAAGGCTGGTGACACCGCGCTAGGTGCGGCGGTGAAGATGAACACGTCGGTGATCATCGGCCACACCCACCGCCTGGGCTTGAAGGCCCAGTCGTCCGGCTACGGCGGGCAGGTCCACTCCACGCTGTGGGGGATGGAGGTCGGCAACCTCATGGACATGGAACAGGCGCAGTACCTCAAGGGCGGTACGGCCAACTGGCAGCAGGGATTCGGGTTGGTGACCATCGACGGTGGCCACGTCAAGCCCGAGCTGATCCCGATCAACAACGGTCGTTTCACCGTCGACGGCACAACTTGGAAGGTCTAGGACTTGACTCCCATCCCATTCCTGCACCGGGACGCCCGGTCGAAGCGCATCGCCTCCGAGGAGGTTCGCGAGGTCTTCGCGGAGGAGGTCGTTCGCGGTCTCGACCGCCGGCTCAACAAGGACGATTACCTGCGGAGCGTGATGCCTTAGTGGATCTCGGAAAGCAGTTCACTAAGGCTGCCAGGTCAGCCCTGGTCGCCTGGAAGGGCAACTACGGGGACGAGGACGACCTGGTTCACGACCTGTGGATCTGGTACCTGGAGTCGCCGGCTGTCCAGAAGAAGCTGGAGGGCGCTGACGCGGCTCTGTCGCAGACGCTGATCCGCAAGCAGGCGATGAACATCCTGAAGAAGCTGGCGGTCGATTCGGACCTGTTCGACGGTCGCACCGTGTACTCGTCGGACGCTGTCCGGGAGGCGCTTCGCGGTGAGTCCTCCAACAACTACCTGTCCGACATCCTCCCGATGGCTATGACCTCTCTCGAAAAGAAGAACCCGAGACAGGCCGAGGCCGTCAAGTCGAGGTACCTCGACGGGGTGGTGCCTCCGCAGGACAGCAGCGAGAAGAAGCTGCTGGCTCGGGCGGTCAAGTCACTGACCGAGCGGGTCAACATCATCGCGATCACCGCTGGCATCACCCGCGACGAGAACGGGAACGTCCTCGACCGCGAGGGGCCTGGTAGCCGCAGCGCGGTATTCCCTCAGACCAGAAAGGCTAAGGGGGACGGGCACTCTGACCCCACCGCGGATGTCGCGCTGGCGCTCATCAACGGCGGAGACGATCCGATCACGCTGTGCGCCATGACGAGTGACCGCAAGCCCGTTCGCGGGCCTGACGGTCGCTGGTTGGACAGCGACGTGACGACGACGCTGCGGAAGGAGTTTGTTTCATGACCAACATCATGGACGCAGACTTCAACGGCCCAGGATCGGAGATCTACCGGGCCGAGCTGTTTCCGGACCTGTTCCCGCACCAGCCGGGGATGCGTCTGGAGAACTGGTCCCAAGAGGATCTGGAATTGTACGTCGGAGGGTGCTTCACCCCCGGCTACGGACAACGGCACTACCGGCAGCGGCACGTGCTCGGTTTGAAAGGAGAACATGACTGACAACATCCCCTGGGGGCCAACCGGCGAACTCGTCTACCACCGCACGTACGCTCGACCAAAGCCTGACGGGTCTAAGGAGTCGTGGCCGGAGACAGTCCGCCGAGTCGTTGACGGAAACCTGGCACTCGTCCCAGAGCGATACCAGCTTAAAGGTGAGCGCGAAAAGCTCATCGAGTTCATCGAGCAGTTCAAGATCCTGCCTGCTGGACGGCATCTTTGGGCATCTGGCGTGCCAGGGGCTGAGTACCTGTTCAACTGCTGGGTCGCCGGATGGACCGAACGACCCGCTGAGCACTTCGCCTTCACCTTCCTGCGGCTGATGGAGGGCGGGGGAGTAGGAGCGAACTATTCGAACAAGTACGTCGACACCCTGCCCGAGGTGGAGCAAGATCGGCTTGAGGTCCACATCGTCTGTGACCCTGAGCACCCGGACTACGAGCAGATGAAGCCGATTCTGTCGGCGGAGTACTCGTCGGACTGGCCGGGTGCGTTCGTGGTCGAGGACTCCCGAGAGGGCTGGGCGGCGGCGCTGACCGACCTGATCGACACTTACTACCGCCCCAACGTCAAGCACAAGCAGCGGGTGTACGACGTCTCCCGGGTGCGTCCTGCTGGTGCGAAGCTCAAGACGTTCGGCGGTGTCGCGAGCGGCCCAAAGCCGTTCGCGGAGATGCTGATCAAGGTCAGCGAGGTCTTCAACAACCTCGAAGACGGGTGGCTGACCGGCATGGACGCGATGAAGATCGACCACGCTATCGCACAGTGTGTGGTGGCCGGTGGTGTGCGCCGGTCGGCGCGGATGTCGATGATGCACTGGGCTGACTGGCAGATCGAGGAGTTTCTGCTGTGTAAGTCGGAGTCTGGTGAGCACTGGACGACGAACATCTCGGTCGAGGTCGATGACGAGTTCTGGGCGCACGTCAAGTCCGAGCCGCTCGACCCGGGAGGTCGGTATCTGTCGAAAATCGCTCGCGGTTGCCTCAACGCCATCACCGCCGGGATGCTCGCCAACGGCGAACCGGGGATATGGGACTCCTCGCTGTCCAACGTCGGTGAGCCGAACC